ACCGCATTATTTGGCCGTTTGGCTGTCGTCGCGCTTGCATTGAAGTTCCACATGACAGTAGCCTGCAACTGCTGCAACCATTTCGCATCTACCCCACCGGGAGGAACCGGCGACAGCGCGTAGGTGTTAGCTCCGAGGGCCATAACAAGCTCCTATTAGTAAGTCCAGCTAGTGCAGTAGCCGTATCTCTGGAGGATCGGTAGCTGCTCCGCGAGGCGGTCTCCGATGTCGGTTCGATACATCGGGCTATTCGGGATTTCCAACTCCGCTAGATGCCCATAGGCATCCTTTTTAGCGGCCTGCACGGTCCTACCGCAACCCGTGACGGTCGCAATAGCATTGCCACACGTGACCATCATAGGGACCGTCGCTCCCTTCTCATCGATCCCCTCTCCGAGCTTCATATTGAAGGGATGGAAGTAGTACCGATTCTCTTTCGTGAGGCCCCACACAGGAAATCCAGAGAGCTGCTCTTCCTTCAGATGGTGATTGGGGAAATCTGGCATCGCCACGAACACCCCCAGAGCTACTTCATCAGACGGCTGAAAGGTATCCCGACCGTCGGCCGCGTCCTTCATCCAGTTACAGACATCCCCATGCAGGATCTGCTGTATTAGAAACAGGGGCCAGCCATGTCGAGAGGTGAATTCCAGCGGATTGAGCAGCCCCTTCCGAGGGCCCTCTGTTCCGAGCATCACAGCTACATCAATATAGCCAGTGTAGCCAGACCGGATCAGGGCAGCTTCTACAGGAGCTAGCAACTCCACAGCCAACTTGCTCTCAGCAAAGGGAACGTATTTCATTACTGTTCCCATTTCGCCCGTGTTGGGTCCTTTTTCCCCATTCATCAGTTTCTTGAATTCGAAGTTCTCCAGCACATGGCCCAGGAACCCGTTGCGACCCATCCAGCCACCTACCGCCACTTCAATCCCCGGGCAGAACTCCTGGAAGATAAACGGGCATGGCTTTTTGATCGTCCGCTTCCAATGCTGCAACATGAAGATCATGTCTTTTGCTGACTTGCTGACGTAGCTGAGGGCTTTGTCGACATCCGAGCAGGGTTTGCACACGTAGCGCACGTCGAGATTGGCTAGCTGATGTGCGATAGCCTCGTCCCAGTTTTTGAATTTAATGCAGGGGAGACATTCGATTCCGGCAGATTCGAGAACCTCCTGCCCCTTCAGCCGGTCCATCTCCCAGGAAGTGCCCTCGCAGTTGGCGGAAAAGATAGGAAAGCCGCGTTGTCGGTAGCCTTCCAGCCGCTTCATATAGCGACAGTTGTCACTTACCAGGATCAGATCTGCCCACTGCATTGACCCTTCCCAGGTCGGGACCTTTCTGACTAGCCCATCGCCGATGGAAACCCGTTCGAAAGTCTTCTCATCAGGGGCAATCCACACCCGGACGTCATGACCCTGAGCCTCGCAGCGCATGGCGAAGTCCAGAAAGAATGCGGAGCTATCAATTAACAAGATCTTCATTAGTAAGCCCGAGCGGAGCGAGAGACCCTACAATGTGGCAAGCTGCTACCGCAACTTCTTATAAGAGTAGCTGCGTGCGCGCGATGGGAAGGATTGTAGCAGCAAGGAGGGGGTAGCAGGTCGCTGAAGGGGAATTGCATAGGGAGGTGGGGGACTCTCGCTAACGCTCGGGGTTTTCGACCGGGATTAACAAAAAGTAATAACGGTTAAAAACTCGGAAACTAGACTGGGCGGGGATGTAGGAGACTACTAGTTGGTTTGCACGGCCCCGTGCACGGCTACAAAACAGAACAATCGACCCTAGCCGCCGGTGGGGCCCGGGGGGCCCTCAGATTATAGTGTCGTCAAACTAACCTGTCAATAGGGTTTTCCCCTATAAAAATAATCGACATACATTACTTTTTATTAATCCCGGTCGATTACCCACCTACAGTTTCCATAATCTTTGCTTCGCAATCGATATCTCGAATTGCTTTTTCTACAGCGGCCAGCTCTTCATTATAAGCAGCCTTCGGATCTTCTCGAAACTTCTCCATCCATTGTTTGCTGCCCCTTTTAATACAAGCTTGAATAGCTTTCAGCCGCAGATCATCGGGGAATTCCAGGAACAAGACCACCAGTCTTTGCTTCGGAGAGAGACGGCGCTTAAGCAACAGTACCTTCATGAATTGTATGGCCAATTCTCCCAATCTCTTCTCGTGCTTCTTCAGCAACTCCTCATCCTTCCTGGGGTCATAGTAATAAGCAAGATCATAAGCAACTGCAGGTTGAATAGGAATTCGAATGAGCTTGTGGTTAAATCGGGCGCGGGGCATAAGAACCTCAACAAGTTAGAGAACAGTTGAAGAGAGCTTACAGTAGATGGATGCTGCTGTAAAGCAAGGGGTAGAAGGGGGTGGAAATTGGGCTGATAGGTAGGGTTAGAAATCAATTGAGGCTCGCGAATCCCTACCATCACTCCCCCGGAGGCAACCCCCCGCTCCGGTAGTACCCCTCCGATTCGCGAGCCGTAGGCGAGGCCGCCCCACTTCACGTAAAATCTCTACAATCTCCAGCCAGTTACTAATCAACCGGGATTACAAAATAGTAATAACGGTTAATTACCCTCACGGGAATCTGATCCGACGTAATTACCCCCACCACTCGCAACAGCCCCCAGGATCAACCTCTGCACCAACGTCACCGGAGGCTTACCCGAGTACGCTTTCAGCAGCCCTTCCACGTCCTTAGTCAGAGCCTTCATCCGATCAGGTGAAATCATACGGCCATCCGTGAGCATCGGTTTCAACCGCGCATTCCAGCTCTTCTGCAAAGTCCCTGCCGACATATCCGCTGTGATCTGCCTCACTGATCCTTCCAGTTGCTTTCTCCCTTCAGCCGTCTGTGATGAGATCCTCGCCGCCAGCCGGGTCTGCTCTGGCTTCCCATTCAAAAGAAGGTCACGTACCGCCTCTGGCCGCTCCCCTCCATTCAAAATTGCCTTCAATCCTTGTGCCGGAGCTTGCGCCTCCTTTGTTGCCTGTGCTGCTGCCTTCCCCCCTTCCTCCAGCATCCTCCCCTGGTTCTTCACCGATTGCTCTGCCATATCTCCCACTCGGCTAATCGTCCCAGCCCTTTCCTTCGCCGCAACTCCCTCAGCTTCCGGTAGGACAGCCCCTGCCCTTTTTGCCAGGGTTTCTCCGCTCGCGCCAGCCTTTGCTGCTGTCGTTTCAATCTTTCCAAGTCTCGTTGCATAGTCGGCTACCCCTTTCTGCAATCCAGGAACCTCCCGCATCCAATCAGCATTCTTTTCAGCGTAATCTGCCACTTGCTTGGCTGACATTCCCCGTAATTGGCTGCTGACATAACTGCTCCCGGCTCGTTGCACCAATCCCGAATCTCCGGTGAGTTCACGTAAGTCCCGCACGGATTGCTGGCTGGAGAAGAAGCTCTTTGGGATTCCCTTGGGGTCGGCTGCAAATCTCTCCGGGTCAACTCGGTCAATTGCCGCTGCCTTGCCACCTGCGCCCGTGCCAAATTTTCTAAGCCCAAGCGACGCGTCATGGTATTGCTCCTGCATCATTTGTTGAAGGTTGGTTCCAGAGGCATCTTTGCCCACGAACTCTTTCTGGATGTCGCTGATCTTCGCGTAGAGCTTTCCCGCCACATCCTTCCCGACTGCCGAATACCCTTCCACATCCCTACCGCCCAGCACATCACCCAGTTTCCTCCGTACTTGATCCAGAGCCTCAAATGAGGGATTTTGCAGGGCCTCATTCACCTGCCCATACACTCGGAGCGTGCCCTGATCCGTAGTCTGCCTCGGAGATGCCGCCGAATCGGTCTTCCCCTTGATGTAGCTCTTCAGATCCTTCATCCCTTCAGTCTGGCTGACCGTCTGCCCGGCCTGTTCTTTGCTCTTTACTATCGAATCCCGCTGTGTCTTCAGATTATTGTAGGCATCCGTGCGGGCTTGAATTGCTGCATCGTGTTGAGACTTCACTGCTGTCTGCAGTTCTGTACCGATATCAGACTCTAACCGGGGCGTTCCTACCACTCGCAATGCTGGTTCTGCCTGGGCCAGCACTTTTCCTGCAGTAGCCATTCGGTTACCTGAAGCCTTATTGAGGTCTGCTGCTTGCTTACGCGCATCAGCCATCATTTGGTCGACACGTTTCTGCCCTTCATCAAGAACCTTTGCAGCTGCTTTCGGGTCTTGTGATGCTATATCAGCAGCCCTTTGTCGAGCCTCCACCATAACTTTCTCACCGGATTTAGCAGTATCCTGGAGATTGATATCTGCTCCATGCTGAAGTGTCTGATGCCAGGCATTTGCAGGAACTCCAGCATCTTCGACTGCACGGAGAGTAGCTGCTGCCTTCGTCACATTCGCATCCGTAGCAGCCACCATTCCCAGCTTCTCTGCCACTGCCCCGAATAGCCCTTTGGCTTTGCTCGCCAGTGCTACCCCCGGACCAGCTGCCATCCCTCCAACCAATCTAGCCGCATCTGCGGTGCCCTTGCTTCCACCAGCGGCCTCAACAACCTGCCCTCCGGTCTCCCCAATCGCACCGGACAGTGCACCACTGGCTGCGTAAGCCATTCTAGCCCCTCTAGCTGCCGTGCCTGCCTCCATGAGAGCCGCTCCGATCGTCGGTCCAACATCAGGGATAAAGCTAAGCGCATAGCCAGCTCCGGTGAGGATTTCGGGAGAGGCCGCCCCGAGCGCTCCGCCAAAGGCAGTGGAAGTACCGATAGCCTCCAGAGCCGATTTCACCGTAGGCGTTGGCACTGGCTTCCCTTCAGTATCCATCTTCAGATCCGGCTTCAGCCCCTTGATAGCAGCATCCATCCGATCTTTCTTGCTGGCAGGGGTTGCGGGAGTTGCTGCCGCAGGTTCCCCGCTAAGCATAGCCATTTTCGAACCATTCGGCCCTGTTGCTGTCTGCGTTGCAGGTTGCCAATTACCCCCTACCAGAGCCATCTTCGAGCCATCTGGGCCGGTTGCTGTCTGTTCTACTGGAGTCCACGATTGATCAGCCATTATTTATCCAAGGTAAAGCCAGCAGGAAGCGGAGGCGCGTTAGTTCCTGCTCCAACATCCCCACCGCCAGGTAAAGGCTCGGAAGAGTTGTTCTTCGTAACAGCATCTTGCACCTTACCCAGCAGCTGGGTGTACGTCCCATCCAGGGTTGCCAGTTGCTTTCTCTGCGGGCCTGAAGCTGCCTTTAAGATCTCTTCAGGGCTAGGGAATGAACTAACCTTCGCCAGAGTAGCATCCCAACCTTTCTTCACACTCTGATCATTCGGAGGAGGAGTATTCTCCATTGTAGTTTTAACCATCTGGGCGGCAGTAGCCATCTTGTAGGCGGCTTCCAGATTCGTATCCCCGGCATTTGGTGTGGTGAATGTTTTTACCTCATTGATGAGGGATTGGTTAGCCCCACGGCCCGCGCCGATAGTGAGAACACGACCCAGTTCCGTCGACATACCGCCCGTTGACGTGCCGAACATCTGAATCTGCTCTGGAGTGAGTGCATTACTACCAACCTTCTCGATAGAGGAAAGGAAGTCGTGATCAGTGATATGAGCAAAGGGGCTGTTGGCGGTTCCGGTAGGGAAACGGCCCATCTGATCCAGGTCGCGCGACACGTTAGCAGCTGCCTTTCCGGTGGCTACTGTGTTGTTTTCTTGCGTGGTGCTGACCTTATTCCCAAGTTTTGCATATCGAGGGTCATTAGCATTTCTCTCTGACTTCAGCTTCATATCAGGATCAAATTCCCAGATAGCCCCACCAGTCTCAAGGTGTGAGGGAGCCTGTTGGGATCGATCCTTTCGAGCTTGTTCGCTATCAGCCAGCCTCTGTCGCTCCATCCCGAGTTGAGCTTCTCGGAAGGATGCAGTCTGCTGCATCGTAGCCCGACGCAAATCCACATTATCTGTGTGCTCTTGCCACTTCATATCTCGGTTCATCTTGATGTCGGCTGCTTTCTGCACGAATTCAGCTTTCTTTGCCGAATCCATACCAGCCATTTTCTGCTCGTTCTTCCACGTAAGGAAGGCAGGAGTGCCCGGCATAGGGATTGTCGTGGGGTCAGTACCAGCCTCGACAGCAGCCTTCACCAAAGCATTTGATTGCTCACGCGTGGGCTGTTCCGGGGTGTTGTCAGCAATGTTGGCCAGGGCTTCTTTCTTCTGGGCCTGTTGTACTGCCAGGGCTTTTGTCTGCTCCACGCCTTCCTGAGTGGCTTGCTTTGACAAATCCGTCATCTCTTTTGCAGATGCAAGATCCCCCTGAGAAGCCGCCAGCCCTGCAGCCTTGCTGTACATCTTTGCCTGATTCATAGGCAGGGCCGCGTCAGCCCCTTCCAGATCAGTCTGGGACTTGATAAACGCCCCGATGTCCTTCTGGGTCTTCATCTGTTGTTGCATCTGCTGCTGCTGCATCTGAGCTTGCTGGACTTCCGTCTTCTTCAGTTCAATATCAGCTTGCTTGTTCTGGTAGTTCTGCCCCTGAATCATGTCGTTGCCAATTGCCAGCCCCAGCCCTTGGAGGAATCCGCCAAATCCTGCCATGATGACTCTCCTTAGTTGATGCCGTTATCGTAGTACACACCCTGATTGTCAGAATTGACCGAGGAGCTGGTGTCTCCAGCAGCATAGGTGCCATTCACTCCGGAGTTGAACCCCTGGTACAGGCTGTTAGCTCCGGAAGTGACTGCTCCCCCGATCTGACTGCCGAGGGTGCCAGCAGCTGCCTGGTTGTTATTATTCTGGCCTTGCAGAATCTGACCGGCAGTTCCAGGAGAGCCGACGTTAGCCCCGGAGAGTTGGGCGAGAAGCAACTCTTGGTTATTGAGCTGGGTGGAGGCATAGCCCTGGGCATTGGTGGAGAGGGCAGAAAGGACATTGCCGCTGTTTACCATGCCATTAGCTGCGGCACTCCCTTCTACAGCATTCTGGCTCTGCTGTAAGCCGAAGGCATACCCAGGGGTCGAAGTGATCGAGGAAGGATTGTTTATGAGATCGGACAGTTGTTGCTGATACTGCCCTCGCTGAGATGCAAAAGGATCTGCAGCGGCTGCGGCTGCTTGCGAACCCCCGCTACTGCTATTTCCGCCGCCCGAGAGCGCCGAAGTGGCCACCGCTCCAGCTACGGAAGCCCCTACACCTACCGCAACAGCTGCGAAACTCATTTTAATTGCTCCTGTTTTGCAAGCCATTGAGGGCTTTTTTCAACGAACTGGGCTTCAATAACTGAAGGGTCGGTTTCATTGGTTACGAGAATATTCTGCCAGATGGCATCGGTTAGAGCTATAGCGGACTTGCGGCCAGGGGCTCCCACGAAAAATAAGGGGGCTGACATACGAGACCAGCGGCCTTCTGACTGGACGATGAGGGTTCCCTGCACGAGCATGTTGGCTAGAGGTTCTTTGTGCGCGTGGCCGATGACGAATGTCCCTGCAGGGATGTGCATCTCTCGAACACAAAACCCCGGTCCGAAGAGATGCTCCACGCGACATTCTGTCTGGGCCATCCTCAACCCATATTGTTCAGCCAATTCCAGATCACCATATTTAGCTGCATCGAGCATGAGCATGGTGTTCATGTGGTCAGATATTTCGAGGGAGTTTTTCACCGGGATTAACATAAAGTAAAGTGAGAGGGAAACTCCCTTCTACCTGCTCATCACATCCATATCCATACGCACCTCATACAGCCTGAGGGGAGTGGTATCTTGATGAAACATCTTCCAGATTCTACGTCGGGAACTCCCACACCGGCGAAGTTGATTGCGTGGGCCGTTCAAGTCAATATCACGTGGAGTGCTGAAGGTTTGGTAGTCGTCGTCGCTAAAGCTAACCGCTATGGTGGTGTCGATAGAGTCAGCCAGCTGCGAGATCTGATTAAATCGCTTATAGTTGCTCGTGGACCAGTCATATGGAGGGGTGATACAGGTCACATTAATCGGTCCTGTCGCATCCACATAAACGGTGGGGAGCATCTGCATCTGCCGGCCTGTCGACACATCCTGCAGCAGATCTCCGAAGATCCCGAAGGACCCCTGACTTTCTATATAGAACCGACCAGTGAAATACTGCTCCACACCACCAACTACCGAACTCCAAGTCTCCCAGTTGCCATTACTCACGTCATAAACCAGGGTCACGTTAAGCTGCACTAACGTCAGCACGTAGAACTGGTGCCCACAGATATTAATCCCGAAGGCCCACATATGGGAAGAGTTCTGTGTGAGGGAGACCTGATTCAGGATTTTCTCTATAAACGGGTTGCTGATTACCTGCAGACCTAGCCCAGAGAGCATCTGAATCTGCCGACCATACTGCAGCCCATGAGACATGAAAAAGCAGTTGTCGTAGATCTCCACAATCGTCCGAGCGTTGAAGCAGCCAGTCCGGTACGATGCGCTCAACACTGGTAACAGCGCAATACCTTGTGTATTCGGAGCCGCATTGGCATCCCAGAACACCTGCAAACCCTTGTCGTAGAACGCCAGCACATAGTTCAGATGCCGGATAGTGGAAATCCCAGATCCATACGTGACATCAGCCTGAGCAAAGTCCAGGGCTGGCCACGTAGTCGGGTCGTTAATCGCACTACCGATAACCTGCCCATCTACCCGCATGGCGTAGTACACCCCGTCGAGGTAGGACATGCCCGGAGCAACCGCAGTGCTGTTGTAGTTGGTATCTGTAACGAGAGTTGCTACCGAGCCGTTGAAGACCCACAGCTGCCCGTCCTCACTTTGGAGAGTTGTTTGGGGGGCTCCGGCTTCTTCCGAATCGATGGAGAAGTAGGCAAGTCCTGTAGTGCCAACTGAGGGAATAGCTACTCCAGTTCCCCCAATAGATCCTGACGGATAAATGGTGTCATTGACAATGATGGAATTGCTGCCGAAGTAGGCAAACTGCCCCTGCGCCGTGCCCGTGATTGTCGACGTGTACCCGGTCCCCGGGCGCTTGACAATAGCAACTCCGGTTTCAGTCTTCTCTGCGAAGCAGTTAATCATCTTCGCATCGGCAGTCAACGTGCCGTCCCGCGTACCAATCGGATGCGCCCAGGTGACTGGCAGGTCTTGATCTTCTCTCTGGTCAGCCATTACCGGTTCCCCATCCGCTCAGAAGGGGTCAGGAAGATGCTGGTCTGTTCCTGGCCGAACTCTGCGTTGAAGAAGTTCTTGCGGAAGGCTTGGGACTTGGCGAAGACTTCAGCCCGCTCATCTGCAGGCATGCGGTAGTCAAGAGAAATCTCATCTGTCAGGCACCACAGCAACATGCGATAGGCTTCCTGAGGAAAAGCGATGTTGTTCGTGAGCGCTCCGACGTCTTGCATCTGCAGCTGGGTGATGACGTGAATGGTGTGGGTGCTGTCAGAGGGCACGTCATAGAGCGTGATGATACCTGCCCCAAGCTGCGGGTTGTACCAAATCTGATTCGGGACTCCCGGCTGGAACTTCTGACCAAGAGTATCCCAATCATAACGGGAAGTCATGACAAGGGTGACGCTGTTGCCAGTGGAGTCAACAATATACTGGTCAAGAATCCGCAGGGGGAGGGTAGACCCAGTGATTGTCGACAGGTTGTAAGTCGCCTGCCCTTGCACTGTCGGAAAGGCAATATCCTGAATACACCACAGAGGCATCCCATCCAGGGCCATTTCCTTGACCAGAATTTCCAAGATCTGCAACACATTCGCCAGATCCTGCGCAGGAATCGTCTCGTACTCGTCAAACGCTCCGGTTTTGTTCAACGCAGCAGTTATCAGTTGCTGCGCAGTTATCGCGAAGGAGTAAGTGCCGCTGTAGGTAGGCATAGCCGATCCTTAGATTTTCTTCTCTTTGCGATTGATCTGCCCCTTGGCCTTTTTGGTAGGACGGGCCATCATGGCCTGGGACATAGCAGCAGCACCACGCTTGGCTTCAGCATGGCTGACTTTCCGGCTGTGCTCTGGCTTTTTCTTATTCGTGACCATCACAATACCCCCACGCCGATACCACCAGTTTTAACCAATTCCAGCACCACACTGAAGACGTTAATCGCGTCTGGAGTTGCTGCCCATCCAGTCGTCTGCAGCCAGATACTCCCGTCAGATCCAGCTTGGTTATTGGTCAGGCCACCAAAATCATCAAACCCCATACGGCCACGAGCAGCGATAGGTAAGATAGGAGCCCCAGGACCGGCAGCTGCGGCAAGCCCCCACGAGAGAATAACCTCAAGATTGCCCCCAATGGAGTAATCAATGTAGTTGAGTTTCAGCAGCGGGAAGGGCCGGGACTCGAACGCATGCATCATGTTCTGAGGGATGGCCACCTGCACCGGGGCTACATCTGAGGTGTCGAGCATCCCAGTGATCTTCACGACTGCATTTCGAGGGCCGTCGATGCTCGTTTGAATAGTGACTGCGTTTGCCATGACGGCCTCTGGTTAGTTAGGAATGCCGACGACAGCGGTACGGCCCTGGGCTGCGACGAAGTAGTCGATGGTGAGGGTGCGGGCAGCTGCCGTGGTCGGGTTGGCCCCCTGCGAGGCAAAGAGAGTGCCGAGGGGCAAGAACAGACCGGTGAGAGCACCGTTGTTCTGGATGTAGGCGGCTACGACAGGTCCATTGCTGATCGTCCCGTTGGAGTTCTGTGGGGAGAATTCGCCAGTCGTGGGATTGTAGTAGGCGAAGCAATTGCCGTAGATGTCGATTTCAATACCGAGTTCTACTTGCGTGCCAGCTACGAGGGCCAAGTTTGCTGGGAAGGGGAATGTGCTGGTGCCCGTGCCGTTCTTCACGATCAAGGACAGAGCACCAGTGGTAACTGCTGACTGGATATAGATACCCTGCGGGCTGGCCGCATAGGAAGCCACGAAACCGACCTGGAGAGTCCCGAGCAAGCTGTCGATTGCCCCAGCCCACTTGAAGAACATCCGACCCTGAGCGTTTGAGGCTTGAGGAACCTGAAAGACGGCTTGGTTGGTCGAGGAAGCCCCGAGAGTGCCTCCGACTGCATTGGTCGTGAGCAGCGCCAGTCCACCGACACCCGCAGTCAAAGCCAAGCTGGCCGTGCCTGTTTGCGTCGTAGCAGTGGTATCACCAAGCTGGATATAATCGAGGTCGATGTAAGCCGACCAGACCGGGTCCGGGCATCCGTAGTTGGACATGGTCTGACGTGGAGCTGCATTGGTGACGCCGAAGGGCATCCGGGTTACACGAGAGAGTTCTGCGGGCATTTTACTTCTCCTGAATTAGGTAAAGAAAAGCGGGATCTGTCGAGAGTATAGCCGTAGCTACCTTCAATAGATCCCGCTTAGAGAGCGGTTTTCAACCGGGATTACTAAAAAGTAATAGCGGTTAATTACTCGTTATGCAGCGTTGGAACCGAACAGGCCACGGGGGTTAGCCCACAGGAAGGTGTATCGCTCGTATGCCCCTACTTTGTAATTACGTGTATCACTGTCGTTATCTTCCCAGATTTCCAGCGGCTCACGCTCTTGCCAGATCATCCCGTCCTGGATGTTCGTGGTGATGAACCACGGGTCCGAGGCAGTCAGATACGGGTTGGACAACCGACCACCGGACAGATACCCTTCGGTCTCAATCGGATTGATGTCGTTGTTGTTGTTGCCCACTGCCTTGCTGGTCTTCAGAATCCGATCAGCATTCATGATGTTGTTCGGATGGACGATCAGCTTGTCCCCGGTCAACGGCTCGATATACCCGCGGTCGTCCTTCGACTGCATCATCAAGATGAGCATGTCTTCGACAGCTGCCTGGCTGAGCGCAGCATCAATCGCCATCTTGTTCTGCCACGTGCCTGCCGAGAAGTTCGGATGGGCAACGTTCAGGAGCGAAACGCCATCACCACCAGCATACGCGGCATTGAAAGCCCGATTGTACACGTTGGTAGCGTTGATGTTCTTCGTTTCCTTGAATGCGCGGCGCAGCCGTTCCACACGACCCTGGGTGAGCTTCACGTACAAGTTGTCTTTCAACTCTTCGTGCGTGACGATGATCCCCAGACCGTATGCGACGTTGGTGCCACGGGTGATGAAACCCTGTTGCATCGTGTCGTAGCTGATCGGCTGCGACTCAGGCTTGAACACAGCCAGACCCAAACCGACTGACTGCACATACTCTTCGTAGTTCTTCTCCGAATCGTACTTGCGGAACATCATCGGGGCAAACTCGGGCGCGGAAGGCGCTGCCGAATCCCACCAGCTCTTGACCCCTTCCCATAGTCCCTTGGGGTAGGAGCCTGTATTGACAATACCTGGCATGGTAATTCTCCTCTAAGGGCCAAAGCCCAGATTATTAAACCCCGGCGGTATTGCCCTGGAATTCGTGTTGGTTGAAGATCACGTCCCAGGTCGCATTTGCACCGAACGCATTGTTCGGGATTTGCGACAGGCCGAAGAGCTTGACCGTGAGGGCAGCCGTTACGGCGAAGGACGAGGAGAGGAGAACGGTTGCTGAGTTCTGCGCAGGAGCGGTCGGGTTGGTCACAGTGAACGAGGCGTTGAGGCCCACGCTTGCCGCGACCAAGTTGGCCGTGGTGATACCATCATCCTGGATCTGGTAGACAATCTTGGGGTCATCCACCACCAGCACGTAGTAGTCACGGGTCTTCGTAGCCGGGATATTCTGAACCGTGAGGTCCAAGTTCGTGCCGACCAGTGAGGGGTTGTTGGGGATTGCCAGCAAGCATCCGATCACCACACCGCGCACGACACCTGTACCTGTCGTGTTCTTCGTGACGTTCGGAATACCGTTTGCATCTGCGCCGGTAGCTGCCGACAGCACCACATCACCAGGGTTGTACTGGTTCGTGTCTGCTGCTGGGATGTGATACATGTTGCCGCCTCCGCTCCATGCCGCACCATTAAGGTAACGGACAGGAACGAAGCCACGCGGCTGGATAAAGTTTGCCATTGTGGTCTCCCTGAAAAGGGTTTGTTGAGAGGGGCCGACCCAGCCCCAAGATGCTTACGACTCTGAGTTGCCGCGTTGCTTTGCGCCTTCCCCAAGCTCGTACTCTTTCTTGTAGCTAGTATCGACTTCAGTTCGCATGTTACGCAAGCTTCGCAGTCCGGAGCCCTTCTGGGGATCTTCTGCTTGCCTGCGGATGTCCGCGTCCCACTTATCTGCAGCCCGATACCGGCGCGATTCGATTTCAGCCCAAAGATCATCTGGGCACTTCAACAGGTAAGCTCGGAGAGCCTGCCCGTCGCTGCGAGTGCCCTTGACGAAACGGGAGATCACGTTGGTGATTTCTTCATCAGGGACAATCTTCGCTTGTTTCGCATTCAGCTCGTCTTGGGTGACGAAGTCGAAACCTAATTCCAGCTTGGTTTCAATCCCACCATCTTCGTCATTGACCCAGGAAAGCTTATGACCGGGGATTTCTCCACGGACGTTTAACTGGAGAGTGAGCCCTCCGAGATCATTTTCCCGTTCGCGTTCGGCAGTGCCATCTGCGCGTGCTTCGCGGAGTGAGCGACCGTGGCGACGGGCTGTGAGCAATCGGTTGTGGTCGGCATCGGGAGCCCGTTGAAAGGAACCCGCTGCTGTCTTTGATTCGTTAGCCATGAGAATAGCCTGTAGGTAAGAAAAAGGGAAATGCTGGAAGGGTTAGAGGCGTTTGAGGTCCACCACCTGGGGCATGTTTATACCCAACTGCATTTTGTCTCTAAGTTCTGGCCATCTGAACCACATCTCTTTAATGAAAGCTTCGTGAAGAGGCTTGAGAGTGGCTATGTCCATGATTTCGGAAACCTCTTTGTCAGACAACCCCAGGTCTACGGCGAAGATTGTCCATTGCAGTTCTCTACTCATTTCTTCTTCTCTGCTGAACGGTGGATGTGAGGCTCGTCGCTGAAGTAATTCTTCAGGAAGGTCGCTTCTGAGGTCCAGCCCTGACGGATGCCGGTTTTCATCAGCTCACGATCAGCTTCAGGGAGGTCATTGACCGAGTAGCTCTTGCCTCCACCAGCACCACCACCACCAGCTTCGGTCATACTGCCACGAGCGGTCGGGTCGCCGGCCTTCTTGAACTTGAGGGGAAAGGCTTCTTCCATCTTCTCGCGCATCAGGTCCAGGAAGGGGCGACCACGCCGGGTTTCACCTGCAGCGATGGCTTCGTTAGCGAGTGCAAAGCAGTAGTCGCGCATGGGCTTGCTGTCATTGAACCACTGGTTGCCATCATCGATCCACGCCCGAACTCCCGGATCAGTAGTGTTCCCGTTCTCATCGATGATGTCTGTGCGGACTGTCGTTGGGGCAGCTTGTTTGGTCTTTTCAATCTGCTGTTTGACGTTGGCTCGTTCGTCATTGAGGATTTCGATACGGTCGTCAATGGCATCAGCAGCTTCATCATTGCCATCACGAATGGCTTCCCGTTGCTGGCGCTTGAGGTCGCGTACGAGGTCACCAATCTGGGAGTCGCGAGCTTCGATCTGCCGTTGCTGGAAGTCTGCGAACTGCTTGGCGGTGCCCTTGAAGTCAGCAAGCTCTCGCTTGACCGCCCCGAGTTCGTCCTGCAGGCGGCTGTTGAACTTGGCTCCGTCGGCTAGAAAGGTAGCTGCATCCTTCCACTTGCCTTCGGGACCGGAGTACTTGTGCTTGGGAATCCAGCCCTTGCGGGAGGCTTCGAGCTCCTGCTCCTTAACGAGGTGGTCATCGCCCCCGCCGGCTCCTTCCTCTTCAGCCATTACATGATGGCCCAACAGCTTACGCAGCAAAAAGCTCATTGCTATAACTCCAGTTATGGAACTACGGTTATTTACCGGGATTACTATTTAGTAATAACGGTTGAAAACTACCTACGGCAGGGTCACAATCTCCGGACCACCGACACTTTGAATAAAGAGGTTGTGCAGCCCATGCAGCCGCAAGATCCTATCGACAGAATCTAGTAGAGCTGCTTTGAGAATGTCTGCATGGTTGTCTACGATATCGGCAGCACGATAGTCGCTGGTAATGAGGCGGACGTGCAGGTTGATCTGCGTGCTCATTTGGCTTCCTTCGGGGGCAGGGGGCTGATGATGTCCAGGTCACTGACAAACCGGTAGGTCTTCCCGTCAACCGGAGATTCATGCATCTTGCCCACATACTGGCCGATGAGGACTCGATCACCAAGCTCGCAGTAGTCTGTGGATTTGTCCGCCCAGGCATCAGGGCCGATTTCCAGCACAGTACAGACCTGGGCACGGTTGGCTTCAGCCACAACTGTCTTTGCTACCAGCACAATCCCGCCGGAAGTTACTTCTTCCACTTCCTCTGTTATGAGCAGGATGCGGTGGCCTGTGGCGCGGAATCCGGAGTTGTTAGCTGGGTTGGGGCCTTTTTTGTATGAACGCCAGCCGGGCTGAAGATATTCGAGAGCATCTTGCGCATTGCTGAAACCTTCCATCTCACTTACTCCTGTTATGTTCTGCAATCTGCTGCCGTGCCGACTCAGCACTATCTTCCAGATTATGCAGCAACTCGTCAATCGTTTTGATTTGAGCCAACCCCACAGCATTCAGCTGCAGAGTCTGCCCCTCGTTTTCACCTGTGTAGGAACGCCTGGCCCACGCTTCCATTATCTCCTGCTTGTCATCTCGCAGGCTATTCAGAAAGCACTCGGTGATTGGGTTGTGATACCAGCCGAGGAAATCCTCTGGGCCGTAGTCCTGGGGGAGTTTCATCAATTAGGCTCCGCTAGTTGAGGAAGGAGTAGTTTGCCCTGCCCCACCGGTTGGTGCTGCCAGATTTTCCCTCTTCGCTGCCTCACGCTCAGTCAACCGATCCTGTACATCCATCAGCATGTCGTGGTGGCCCTTTTCGATTTTGTGTTTCTCCCCGTGCCCCTTGAGCATCATGCCAGCTGCCTGCAGAATGGTGTCGTTATGGGATTTCCTAGCCCCAATTTGCGCATCAAGAGCAGCAATTTGCGTCTTCACTGGTTCCGAATCCGCTTGCGCACTCAGCTTCTCCGCCTCTGCCCGGAGTTTCTGAATCTCAGCATCGTTGAGTTTGAGCTTGCCCTGCAATTCAGCCACCTGAAGCATCATGTCGTCATGATGTTCCTGCTGTTCTTGCTGCAGCTTGGCCTGCGCGATAGCAGACTTCGGATCAACCGGTGGTTTGATGGCACGCGGACCTTGCGGATCAGGGAAGATCTCCTCAACATCCCATTCGTTAGCTTCCAGCCACTTGCGAGAGACGACTGACTTGTCCCAGAGGGCCCCAATGGGGGTAAGGGCAGCCTGCACTAGCTGAGCAGCCTTCTCTTTCCTCTGCGACATGCTTACTACAGTCGGATCAGCTGCAGGGAACACCCGGAAGTTGTTCTGCCGGTAGTCATCTTCCTGCAGAATCGCGTCAGGTCCCTGGGTAAGCTCCCAAAATTTCGGCGAATGCTGGATGAAGGTCTGATTGAGCTTGTAGTAGATGGTCAGCTCATGTCTGAATGCCCGATACATGCGGTTATGGATGCCGGAAAAGAGCATCATGCCCTGCTCGACAGTCACCTGGGAGGTAGTTGCGGGAGTGTTCTGACCAGGAGACACGCCGGTCATGATGTCAGTTGCAGAGCTGATCTTCTCTCCATACTGGATGAGCACTCCGAGCAACTGAAACAGCACATCACTAGGAGCATTCACTGGCAAGGGCATGATGCTCTTCCGCAGATCATCCCCAGTCGAATCCACATGCTTCCATTCAAACGGATCGAAGCTTGTTTTCCCTGCTTTCATGCGGGCACCACGTGCCATCCAGCCACCAGCAGTGGTCTGCATCGTGCCAGCATCGATGAGCTGGTTGATGAGGGTAGACACAGCCTCATTGACAGGCCCAAGCAACGCACCAAGCCCCAATCCGTAGAACCCCCCATCAGGAGAGGGTACGAACGTGTACTTGGTGAAGAACTGTACCGGGTCGATACGCACCACAGTATTGTCCTTGCTGTTACGGACGGCCTCAGCGCGGAGTTCGAGGACAGATTGCTGTGCCGGGTCTGTTGCTAGGTTGGCTAGGTTCTCGAACTGACGTTGACGAGCATCAAAACGACGGTGAACACTACCGTCATCATAGAAACGAGCGACAATCCGATAGAGATGCCCGGTGTCTTCTCGAACACTAACCACGTAAGGTTCGCGGTAACCGTCACCATCCAGATCAATCCAGCAATACTGTTCCAGTACCCGTACATCTTCCGTTTCGGCATTTGGGGATAATCCGGCCACCTCTTTAGCAGCCTGCTCCAGTAAATTAACCATCACCTGATCTGGGGAAGAGTTAGCTGCATTCTCCTCCTTGATGAATATCTTCCGCTTGACCCGCTCCGTGAGCTTGTTAGCATCCATATGGATGACGTGAGTATAGCGGGAGGCCGTAGCAAGGTTCTTGCAGTTGTAATCAACAACGAAGTGTTGTGCAGGGACGAATTCGCTATCATTGATCCCCGCGACAGCGTCATAGCTGGTCTTCTTGAAAGCAGACCCGAGCAAGCTAGCTGCGAACTTGCAGCTCTCATCCATGTCCGCCCAGTCGGGGTCGTCATCAGTCAGCTGCATGTTGATGTGGGCGGAGACACGCTTCGCTTTAGCAAGTTTCTGCCCTTCAGGATCAGCCCCCTGGATGCGGAAGCTGGCCAGATGGTTGCCCTTGGTCAGTATCGAAATACGAGCTAGGAATTGCAGAGCCCCTACTGTAATCAGCGGAAACTTGACATTACTTGCCCCCGTCCACGGGAAGGTTTTCATCTCCTTCACCTGCAGGGCCAGCTTCATAGCTGCTGCATGGCGTTCAGCCCATTGAGTCCGGCTGGACAGGTCCTTCACGTATCCACCGACAACCCACTTGCCCAGAGCCTGCCGAAGGTCCTTGTCGAGCTTATCCGCCAGATTGGGGCTGTTAAGGATCTCATCCAGATCGAACTTCTTCTTGATTTCTGGCTCTGGCGGCGCACTGACCGAATCCTGCTGTGCAATGTATGCTGCCATATCTAGTATCCTGTAGTTTCGTTACGGCCACGATTGCCGGGAGGGTCAGTGCGCTGTGCTTCCAACTCCTCTTCCGACATGAAGTCTTCTTCCGTCATCATAGGGAGCAGGTCAAATCCACGAGACACGATAGCAGAGCTGTCGAATTGGTCGTCCAGAATGGAGTCGGAATAGCCTGTAAACCGCAGGCACTCGTGCTCGTAGTCCGCGTACCACTCGGCTTCCTTGTCGAACTTGCATGTGTTGGATTTCATTCGCTTCTGCCAAGAGCGGCCACGGGTGGCTTTGTCCTTTACAGAGGAAAGGGGGGTGATGTTGAGGAAGATGTTCCTGGCCCGCATGTCGGCAAGCAAGATCGGTTCGATTGCCTTCCAGATCACCCCATCCTCGACAAACCACACTTCCGGATGGATCTGCTCTTCATAGTCGAGCATCTTTTCTATGATCTCGTCGGTCCCCCACCGCCCTTTATCCTGCATGAAGAAATGCAAGGAGTTGTCGACAGTCCGCCCAGCAAAAGTGAAGGAGCTACGGTTGGCTTTGGCAGCTTTGCTGATAGCGAAGTCGACTCCAGCAGCAATCTGCACATCCTTGTCGAAGTCCTCGTCCTCCATTGGATGGAACTGCTCTTTCTTCAGGTAGCCATCAGTGTTGTCGTAAGGGTCGTTGAGGTACTCTTGGGAGTAGCCAGAGCTGTCGTTGTCATCGATGTACCGCTGGCGGATTGCCTGGAGGTCGGTCTTAGTAAACTGCTCCGGCCAGAGGATCTCGGTGAAGTCATCATAGGCCTTGTGGGCCTTGTAGAAGAGGACTACCCAGGATTTCTTTTCTCTGGTTTGCTTGTGAAATCTTGCAAGTAGAGAGTCCTCATGGAGGATGGTTCCGTGCACCCGTATTTTGCCGCCTCTGCGCAAAGCAGGCATAGCTGCTCGATTGAACCACTTTCGAAACTTTTCTCGGCGTTCTTTGTTCTCGACCTGCTCGTCGTCTTCCAAATCGTCGCAGACGATAAGTCCGGGGCGCATCCCTCTCCACTTCCGCCCCCGCAGCTTTTGACCGGATCCCCGAGCAAGTATGCGGAACTGATGCCCATCAGTAAACTCAACGATGATTTCAGTTTTGCTGTTGGTGACAAACGACTTGATTCCGAAGTCGGCAATGAGGTCTTCATTTTCTGTAAGTTCCCGTGAGATATCGCCCAAGTGCTCAATGGCGAGTTCTTCGTTAGTGGAGATGAGGATTACGTAGCTCTCAACCCGGAATAAACACGTGGCGAGGATGAATACGTGGGTGAGGGCTGATGATTTCGCATGCCCACGGGGGGCAATCACACATGCCTGCAAGGCAGGGCCACTGTAGAGTTCCCAACCTTCCCTGTGGAATTGAGGAGTGGGCTTGGCCTCGTCAAAGCCAGAGTACAAGTAGGTGACAGCAAACCCCTCGATAAGGTCCGCTGTGAGGACTGTTTTCTTGAGGGAGGTCTGGAGGGCATTAGCCATCAGTGAGGCTTCCTGTCGCCATTCTCGTAGGCTTCCCGCCCGTCAAAGGAATTATGCACGAACGCACAGCTACTTTCGAAGAAAGCGAACTTGCAAGAGCAATCCACCAGATCATGCTCTTCATCTTCCGGCATGATATGTACACCATAGTCGGCAGTTTCAATTATCACCCACGCCATCGGGAACCTCCACAGCTTCTACATCAATTGCATCACCCTGCTCAGCTGCTTTTCTCTTAGCCATAGCCGCCATGATTCGATCAGCAACCATCTCACTGGAGTTCTTAGGAGCTTCATCAGGGGCTGCTTTCTCAGCAACCTTCTGCCCCATGCCAAGTGCCTTGATCCCGAGTTCGGCTATCTTCACCACAGTTAGGTCAGGGAGGGCCTTGCCAGCTTCGAGCTTCTCTTGCAGGACAGTGAGGGACCGGATAGTCAGTCCCCGGAACCGCTCCTCAAGAGTCATCGCGTACTCTGGATTGAGTACTTCAGCCCGGCGTGGGTCGAGAGCAGACTGGAAATTGGCGGATGCCAGGACTTGGGCCACCCACGACTGGGGCTTGCCGAATACATTACCTAACTCTTTTGGGCTGTATTCCGGGTTGTTGATGATGATATCAACCATCAGTTCGGGGGAATAGCGAAGGGAAGAAGCAACGGGAAGACTGATGCCACCTTCAGGCTTCACTCTTGCCAGCCCAACAGACTGTCCACCTTTCCATTGATCGTGCACTGCTTGTCCGATTGAAGGGGCAAGGGTCACTACCTTCTCTTGCACAGCTGGTGTGTCAGCAATGCTCTGAGCAATGGCACGAAACTCGTCGTCCATTACAACCCCCTCAAGCCAGATGATGCCACACCAAGAGCATCGAGGGCGAACTGTGCTGATGCATCGGGACCGTCGAGAACTTCCTGCAACCGGTTGATGGCAGAGGTGGTGACACCAGCCAAGCGATCTTCGATAGAGCGGCGAATGGCAGGATCAACCAACAGGCTCTTGCGCTCCGCAATCCTGCTCTGGAAGCTGTCGCTGCAACGAATGTGGCTGATCCAGGCTTCCGAGTATTCGAAGATCGCTGCCAGTTCCTTGTTGTTGACGGTTGGCTCGGCAAGAATCAAGTCGATCATGGCTTCGTGTGTGTATTTAAGTTTCATTGGAAGCTCCCTTAATCCGAAAGATACCGAAGGTTGGTGAGGTTCGGTAAGTGGTGAACCATTTAAGATTTGAAGAGAATATGGGAGAACCGCCTGGAGGATATCTGTCTTCCATGAAACTCTTCAATCCAGGCCATAACATCTTAGCGGTCAATGCACCTTCTATCAAGCCTGCCATGAGCCTTCTCCGTTGGTAATTTAACGTGAAGATAACATATTCGCGCGCCACACGTGAAGCACCGCGTTGGTCAGCCAGCAATCAGGTAGGGTCAGATCAACTTCAGTTAGTTATCGACATAAATTAATAAATAGTAATCCCGGTGGGAAACGATCTGCAGCCGGAGAGAGCTGCGCAGGAGACTACAATTTCTCGGAAACTGGCTCGCGGGTAAGTATAAATAATAAAAAAATAAAAATAACTGGCTGACCTCTAAGTAGCACTCTACACGGAGCAATCAGTAAGGAGAGAGTTGCTAAAATTTCAGAAAAAATAGGATGGTGCCTTGCAAATTTTAACTCTCTGCCAACAATTTCCCCCTCCACCCGCCTCAATCTCCAATTTGACATAACGTCCAATTATCAAC